TAAAGATTTTATGAAAGACGAAGCTTATGTTCCTGATTCTAAGATATCTGCTGCTGTAGATAAGTATAAAGAGTTGCAAAAGACACCTTCAATGATGTTACTAGATGCTTCTCTTAAAACTGTACATAATCTTATAGATTATTTACAAAATGTAGACTTACAAGAAAGAGATAAAAATGATAGGCCTATTTATAAACCTTCGGATGTAACATCTAGTTTAAAAAATATAGGAGGTATCGTAGAATCTTTATCTAAAGTAAGAGAAAGTGTAGAAAAAGAAATGTCCGAACAAGCAAGTCTTAGGGGGCAACGTAAAAAAGGAAACAGAGAAGACCCATGAAATTAAAAGTAATCCGCTATAGTAGCCAAGAAGATTCAACTAATGGAGCATTGTTTGTAGAACACGATGGTTTACCTTTAGAGTTCTTATGCTATACTCTAGAAGATGAGTATAGAGAAAAGAAAGTAATGTCTGAAACAAGAATTCCTAAAGGGGAATACCAAATTAAACTTAGAAAAGAAGGTGGATTCAATGCTAGATATAGTGAAAAATTCCCTGACATGCATGTTGGCATGCTTCATATCATTGATGTTCCTAATTTTGAGTATATTCTTATTCATATTGGAAATACTGCTGAAGACACTGGGGGATGTTTACTCGTTGGTGACTCGCAAGAAAATAATATCCTTAGAAAAAATGGGTTTATTGGGAGTTCTACTCAGGCGTATAAAAGAATTTATCCAAAAATTAGCTCGAAGTTAGAGAGTGGGGAAGAAGTTACTATTGAATATATAGATTTAGCGTAATGCGAGTACAAGGCGATAAGGTAGAAAAAATAAAAATCAAGAGACGCGGTGTGCATGCTAAATCTAAAAACTCCAACTTAAAATCTTCTAAGCATTATAAGAAGAAGTATGTCGGACAGGGAAAATGAAATAAAAGATCTGCAAAATAATGCTGCATATTTAGAAGAAGCAATGTTTAATTGCTATCTTATCTTTACAGAGCAATTAACTGTAGGAGATTTAGAGCAAGAATTAGGCTTTTGGTTACCTGAACCAACTGATACTATAATATCAGATGTTTTAAAATTCTTTGAAGAAAAAGAAGATTATGAAAAATGCAAAGATATTAAAGAGCAAGTAGATAAAATAGGCGATAAAGAGCTTTTAGAAAAAGTATATACAATTGAGCGATATAATAACCTCTAAAAAATGGGATAAACTAGATCCTCAAAAAGTAAATCCTGTAAGACATACAGGTCAAGAGTACCTTAAGTTTATAAATACAGAAATATTTAGCGAAACTTCTAAGTATTATTTACGACACGGTGTATATACACACGCTCCAGAGGGAACTTCTGAATATATAGAATTTTGGGACGAACAAGAAACTCGATGTAAAGAAGGTTACTCTGTAGGGGGAACTAGAATTACAGGCGAGCACTATGCGTATCTAAACTACGGTAGAATACTAGCCACTGTAGATGACGGTAAACGTCAAAGAAAAATAGACACCTTTCCTAAGTTTCTAGACATGGACTATTATTGGTACCATGAATTAGAGGAAGCTGAAAAGAATGGCCAGGGAATGATAGTCGTTAAGGCTAGACGTAAAGGATTTTCTTATAAGAATGCGTTTGGAATGGCCTGGAAATACCATTGGTGGCCCCATTCCATTTCTATTCTAGCAGCATACGAAAAGACATTCTGGGCTAACACTATGGAGATGGCTAAGAATATGATAAACTTTATAAATGAGAATACCGACTGGGTTAAAGGCTCCTTAATAGATAGACAAGATCATATTAAAGCAGGGTATGTAGAGAAGGATATATATTCAGGGGTAAATATTTCAAAAGGATTTAAATCTGAAATATTAGCACTTAGCTTCAAGGATAGTCCTCAAAAATCTGTAGGTCGTACCGCAGAACGCATGCTATTCGAGGAAGCAGGAGACTGGCCTGGACTTATGCAGGCGTATCAGCGTTCTTACCCGTTGTTTAAAGACGGTAATATCATGATTGGTATTCCTATTCTGTATGGTACAGGAGGTAATAGCAAGAACGGAACTAATGCTGACTTTGAGGCTATGTTTTATAATCCAAGTTCTTATGGTTTAAGAAGTTATGAGAATATATATGACGAAACAGCAATTGGAGAAGCGGGATGGTTTGTAGATGATGCTTGGTATAGAGAACCTTTTGTAGATAAAGCAGGTAATGCTTTACGAGAAAAAGCTATTGAAGATGTAGACTTAGAAAGGGAGGAGAAGAAAAAGGCAGACCCTAAAGCGTATAATATGATGGTAACCCAGCACCCTCACACTCCCAAGGAAGCATTCTTGAGGAGTGAAGGAGCTGTATTTCCTGCTATAGAACTGTATAATGTTCTAGCTAAACTTAAATCAGACGATAGATATAAAAAGTTAGGATCTCCAGGAGTTTTATTTGAAGAAGAAGGTGTTATAAGATTTAGACCTGACCTTGAGAAGAAACTTTTTCCTATGAATAAGTATCCTCATAAAGCAAATGAACCTCAAGATGGTTGTATTGTAGTATACCAACATCCTCCTGAAGAAATACCTGGAGGGCTATACAAAATAGGGCTTGACCCTGTAGCATTTGACAAATCAGGTAGTAAATCTTTAAATGCTGCTTATGTATACAAGACTTACCAAAAATTTGAATACGGATATGATGAAATTGTTGCAGAATATGTGGGGAGACCTGATAACATCGAAATTTATAACAGGAATCTCGAATTACTTTCGGAATACTTCGGAGGAGCAGAAATCATGTTCGAGAACGACAGAGGTGAAGTGCTATCATACTTCAAAAGACGTGGAAAAATGCATCTGCTCGCAAACCAACCAGATAATGTCATCTCAAAAGTAATTCAAAATTCAACTGTAGCACGAATTAAAGGGTGTCATATGAATGAACGTATGAAAGATGCAGGAGAGAAGTTTATATTACGATGGTTATGGACAGAAAGAGGTACAAATGAAAACGGGAGTAAGATATATAATATGGACCTGCTTCCAAGTCCAGGTTTAATAGAAGAGTTAATATCTTATCATAGAGATGGAAACTTTGATAGAGTTATGGGATTTATGCAATTAATGTTTAGTGTGGAAGAAGAGTTTGACAGAGAAATCAAGAAAGAGCCATATAAAAACGATGTAGCTATGTTCTTAAACAACAATTTAAATAGTTTATTTCTTAAAAAGTAAATATATTTGCTATATTTTCAATTTCTAAGCACATGGCAAGTTACTCATTTCCTCAGCAACGATTATCTTTAAAAGATAAGAAAAAAAATAAAGACGCTTGGGGTAAAAACGTTCTAGACGAAATCGACAAGTATAATACCTCTAGTTTTGATGGCAGAGGGGATTGGGAGAGAAAAAGAGCAAATTACGATTTGTTTAATGGAAAACTTTCAAAGAATGACTTTGAGTATGTCTGTAAACCTTATGGAGATGGTGTAGGTGAAATGCCTGCAGAGATGAGACATTATGATATTATGTCTCCTAAACTACGAGTACTTTTTGGAGAAGAAATAAAAAGACCTTTTAATTTTAAAGTAGTTTCTTCTAATCCTGATTCTATATCTGAGAAAGAAAGAGAAAAAGCTAGACTTCTTCAGCAATACGTTCAGCAAGAAATACAGCAAAGGATACAGCAAAAGATTCAAGAAATAAATCTGGTAGACGAACAGGGTAATCCTCAAGAAGGACAAGACCCTGAAGCAGTACAGCAGCAAATGCAACAAGTACAGCAAGAAATGACTCCTCCTGAAATTGAGGAGTACATGAAAAGAACGTATCAAGCTTCTAGAGAGATAATGGGTAGTCAAATGCTTGCTTATCTTAATAAGAAACTAGAAATAAGAGAGAAAGTTAACAAAGGTTGGAAACATGCCCTTATTGCAGGAGAAGAAATCTATTGGACAGGTATTGTAAATGGAGAACCTGAGATAAGAGTTGTAAATCCTCTATATTTTGAGTACGATAAAGATCCAGATCTAGATTATATACAAGATGGCCAATGGGCTAAGTATGTTATGAGGATGACTCCTGGATCTGTAGCTGATGTGTTTGGAGAATATCTAACAGAACAGCAAATAAAAGATCTTTATTCTGACAGCTCTCATGTAGGGACCTCCCATCCTCTAGGCTCTGACGCCTTTAGCTATGACTACGACGATAGTCTTTTTGATTCTACATTTCCTCTAGAAACTGATGGTGACAACACTCCAGATGGATCTCGATATATAAAAGTGGTCCACTGTGAGTGGAGGTCCTTACGAAAGATAGGCTTTCTAAAGTATCTTGATGAAAACATGGAGGAGCAGGAAATGGTAGTTGATGAGGTCTATAAATTTGACAAAGAAGTAGGCGATATAGCTATTAAATGGGAATGGGTACCTGAAATATGGGAAGGAACTAAAATAGCAGATGATATTTATGTTAATATACAATCTAAACCTAATCAATATAAAGATTTAGATAATCTACATCAGTGTAAACTAGGATACGTAGGTGTTGCATATAATAACTTAAATGCAGAGTCTGTATCTATGATAGATAGAATGAAGCCTTATCAATACCTGTATAATATTATAATGTACAGGCTTGAACTTGATCTTGCTTCAGATAAAGGAAAAAAATTCCTTGCCGATATCAATCAAATCCCTTCTTCTATGGGTATTGATATGGAAAAGTGGCTTTATTACTTTGATGCTATGGGAATGGCTTTTATAAATCCTAATGAAGAGGGTCAAAGAAATAAACAAAGTAATTTTAATCAATGGCAAGCTATTGACCTTACTATGTCACAAACTATTCAGCAAAAAATACAATTGCTAGAATATTTAGAAGCACAATGTGGTGAAGTGTCTGGTGTTACTAAACAACGAGAAGGTCAAGTAGGCCCTAACGAACTTGTAGGTAATACACAACAAGCAGTTGTACAATCTTCTCATATTACAGAAGAATGGTTTTACAGACACAACCAGTTAAAGAGCAATCTTTTAGAAGCTCTTATAGATACTACTAAAGTAGCTTGGTCTCACTCTAAACCTAAGAAAATACAATATGTATTAGATGATATGACTACTCAGCTTCTCTATATGGAGCCTGCAGATTTAATAGAATCTAATTTTGGAATTTTCGTATCTGATTCTTCTAAAGATCAAGAATTATTCTTAATGATGCGTCAATTAGCACATGCTGCACTTCAAAATCAACAAGCAGAGCTTTCTGACGTAGTTAAAATGTTTTCTAGTGAGTCTACAAGCGAAATACGAACACTACTCGAAAAGGCAGAAGATAAAAGAAATCAACAGCAAGCGCAACAAGCTCAACAAGCACAAGAAGCTCAAATGGCGCAAGTGCAAGCTACTCAACAAATTGAGGCTCAAAAACTTGAACTTGATAAATACAAGATTGATGAGGACAATGCAACTAAAATTGCAGTTGCTGAAATTAATTCTTTTAGACACCAAATGGATCAGGACAGTAATGACAACGGAATTCCTGATCAACTTGAAATTGAAAAACTTAAGTTACAAGCTGAGCAGGTTACTCAAAAGAATGAGATCGAAAATAGGAAACTCGACATCAAAGAAGAAGAGTTGAATATGAAAGAAAAGACGGAAAAAGAAAAGCGTAAGCACGAGAAAGAAGAAAAAGCAAAAGATCGAAAAGAAAAGAAAAAAAGCTAGATGGTGTGATATAGCACCAAGAGAGTGTGGTTGTGAAAAAGGATATTGTGCGATAGCTGCAGGTAAAGATCCAGAAAAAGTAGTATCCCAAAAAAAGAAGCGTAAACGAAATGGCTAAACGTAAATCTAAAAAAAGATCTAAGGGATATTTATTGCCTAAATATCAAGAAGCAATTGTTCCAAAAAATTTAAAAACTATAGATTCTTTTTATGATAATCCTGCTGCTATGGGTAGTTATTTGTCTTATCCATACAGAACTTTACAAAACCCTTCTTATAGAGATATAAGAATAAATCCTCCTCAGTATCACGACCCTAATACTATTCGAGAGTTACACTTAGAAAAGAGGTTAAGGCCTACTAACATAACTCCTGAAATGATGCAAACAGGAGGAAAGGTTGATTTGCCAAAGTATCAAGATGAGGGTGAGGTAAAAAAAATACCTATATCTCCAGAAGAGTATTATAACCTAAAACAATCGGTTATGGATTCTGCTGCTCTTTCTAGGTATACTGAAAATTTTTACGATACGTTTTATAGAGAAGCAGACAGAAGAGATTCTATAAGTTTTCCTTCTTACAGTACAGAAAAATTAACTCCTGGAAAAAATTGGAGAGACGGAAAATGGATATCAGATTGGGAAAAGAATGCTAATAAACTACTTGAAGGAAAAACTCATATTAAACCTATAGAACATAAAATAGCACACTTTAAAAGAGGAGATTACAAAGATTTCTTAAAAGCTCAAGAAGAGTGGACCCCAGGCAATCCAGACAATCCAATAAAAGCTAAAAGATATTTTGAATACGAAGATCCAAAAGATATTAAATATAAAATTCCTATATATAAATCTCCTACAACAAATTTACGTCAATACGAAATTGATTATCCTTGGTATCAAGACGTAGGGGAGTGGGTTAGAGAAAACACTCCTAAAACTCAATTCCAAATACCTGAATGGGCACAAAAACTAGGCAATACTGTTAACGAAAATGCAGACAAAATAGGAGATAAAATATATGAATCTACGGCTGATATTGTATGGGATTTAACTAGAAATGATTTAGCAAATGTTTTAGACGGATGGATTTATAAAGATGGAGAGTGGATACAAATGCCTTGGGCAAAAGAATACAAAGAAGATCTTGAATACGAACCTATCAAAGAAATAGAAACTATTTCAAAAGAATCTCCTAATATTGAAGAGCAAAAAAGTAATGAAACTATAAAAGAATCTACACAAAAAACTACTACTAAAAATATAGAAGAAATATCAGGTAAGGTAGTAAATAAAGATACTGGAGAATCTTGGACTAAAGAAGAATGGGAGGCTTTAAAAGGCAAAGGATCATTTGGTGAAGCAAGAAAAAAAGCTAAAAAAGAATACGGAGGGCCAATATCTAAGTACCAAGGTGGCGATGATGTAACTCCTTCTTTAGAGGATAGAGGTATGTCTTATATGGGGGTAAGTAAAGAAGATTTAAATAAAACCGAACAAGATATTCATAATGCTTTAGCAGAAAAGGATTGGAGTAATTTTTCAAACTATTGGAAAGACATTCCTAAAGAAGAACAAGAAGCGATAAAAGAAGAATATAATACAGTACATAAAGGAGATAAACCCGTAGAAGTTAAATACCCAAACTGGTCAAAACTTTCTGATACTGAAAAATTTGGTCTTTATGAAGCGCAAGAAAGATATCGTGATAAGTTAACTCATTCTTTATATATGTTCGATCTTGCTAGAAAAAAAGGTAAAGCTTTTTCAATGGCGGCAGGAATAGGACATGAAGGACAAAATCTTTTAGACGGTATAGGACAATCAATTAAATCTGGAACACTTCAAAATATTTATGGAACCTCTGCAGATTCAGGAACTGATATGCGAAGTAATATACTTGGAATAAATGCAGCAAGTACTGATATATCTAGAGAAGATTTTATAAATTCTTTATTTGAAGAAGGAGTTTATAAGTATACAGGAACTCCAAATGTCAATAAAAGAACTTTTGAAGATCTTCAAGAAGATTGGTTTGGAGAAAAAGAAAGAACAGGAAAACTTACTAAACAAGAAAATGGAGGGCCAATACCTAAATATCAAGATAAAGGGGAAGTAGAAACACTTCCTTCGCATCTTTTACCTAGACAAGCTTACAAAGAATCTACTTTTAGGGATAGTGCTAAATCTGCTGCAGGAGCTTTAGGTCTTACACAATTTTTACCTGCTACATTTGAAGAGCTTAAAGAAGACGGTAAATTACCTGCAGATGCTGATATTTATAATATAGAAAATTCTATACAAGCTCAACAAGAGTATGTACAAGAACTTTATAATAGACCTTGGAATACTAAAGAAAATCCTACAGAAGAAGTAAGAATAGCAAAAACTCTTGGTGCTTATAATTATGGTCCTAATAATCTTGTAGAGTTTTTAAATGCTCAAAAAAGAAAAGGAATAGATATATATAAAACTTTAGATTGGGTTCCAAATTTACCCAAAGAGACTAGAGATTATATTGAATATATTACAGGTACTGCGGATTCTGAAAAATATACTACGTGGGATAGTGATTATCAAAAAGCTTTAAAAAATCCTGCGTATAAACGTATTATAGATGCTTATGGAACACAGGCTTTTGAAAATACTAGTAGCAGTAAAGGAGTTTTTGCTCCTGACTATATGCCTGACTATAAACCTTCTCCTTTACAAGTCCCTTATGATTTCATGAATCCAGATACTCTTAGTAGAGAAGGTATTAGGGATTTACAAAGTGAATTATTAAAAGAAAACTATTTTTTAGGAACTTCAGGAAAGAATAAAGACGGTGTAGACGGAGAAATGGGTCTTAGAACTAAAGCTGCCTATGAAGATATGTTAAGGCAAGAACATGGAATAGAGATAGATGAAGATGGAGAAGTAAGTTTATTTGAATCTGCAATGGATCAACTATCCAATTTCTTTTTTAGCGATGATGAAATAGAGCCAGAAAATTTACCTAGGATTATAACAAATAAAGGAGACACTCTTAGGGGAGAAGAATTTGATGCTTTTATAGGAAAGCCAGGTGCATATGAAAGAGCTTTAAAAGAAAAAACTACTAAAAAAGAACACGGAGCAGAAGTAGATTCTGTAATATCTATGCTTGAAGATATGTATGGAACACATGATAATTTGCCCAAATATCAAGATGGACTTGAAGTAAAAAATACTACAGTAGATTTAGGACCTGTTGTGTATGATACATTTGAAGACGCTGCAACTCCTAAGATGATGGCTGCATTAGACAAAATTCCAATAACATCTGATGGATTTAATAAAGTAAAAGGAGATAAAGTAATATTACCAGGAGAAGGAGAAGAGATACCTGTAACTACAGAGCAAATGACAGAACCAATTAAAGTAACAGGTTCTGACGGAAAAAGTAAAATTCTTGAACCAGGAGTAGTAGAAGAGTTTAAAACACCTGTATTAGAAGAAAAACTTTCTCCTTTAGATGCTTTTTTAAAAGCTAAAGAAGAATATGGAGGGTTAAAAACAATTAAACCTTCTGACAAAAAATCTACGTCTAAATCTAAGAATACTAGCAGAAAACCTGTAAAAATGGATAGCTTTGGAAATGTTTATTAATTTAATATTTTAAACTTTCGCTATACATTATTTTTAAAAGTTAGACGTATAACAAAATTTATTATAAACCTAAAACATAATTAATTATATTTGTAAACAATTATAGAAAATGAGTGACGAAAAACAACCTTTAGATCTAAAACCAATCACAGATTCTGAAGAACCTTTAGATGCTATGTGGGACATTGATGATGCTGCCAACGTAGATGAACTTCTAAAGGGAGATTCTGGAGAGACTAAAGATAAAGATCCTGTACTAGGAGATTTTGAAGTAGAATCAAAAGAAGAAGTCGCAGAAGAACCCGAAATTCCTCTTTTAGATTTAGATTCTAAAGAAGAAGAAGAAGAAGAAAAAAAGGAAGAAAAAGAAGAAATTGTCTTTAAAGAAGAAGATGTAGAAACTCCTAAAAAAGAAGAAGAAGATTCTAAAGAAAAAGAAGACAATGAATTTTCAATCTTTGCTAAAATGTTAGCTGAAAAAGAACTCTTAGATATTGATGAAGAAGAGTTTGAAGCTAGTGAAGAAGGATTAATAGATGCGTTTTCCTCTACTATTGAAAGTAGAGTTAAAGAGGAAATAGATCTTTTTCAGAAAAATCTTCCAAATGACGGAAAAGAACTTTTAAAACACCTTATGAATGGGGGTGCTGTCTCAGATTTTCAAGAAGTATATTCTTCTCCTGATGTATCTAGTATAAATATAAAAGGAGAAGAAAACGAAAGAAATCAAGTTGCAGTTCTTAGAGAGTTTTTAAGACTACGTGGAGATACTCCAGAAGAAATTGAGGAAACCGTAAACGATTACGGAGACCTTGGTAAATTAGAAAAACAAGCTTCAAAAGCTCAACAAAGACTTTCTCAATATTATGATTCTCAGAAAAAACAACTTGAAGTTAAAAGAGAGCAAGAGAAAGAACTTAGAGAGCAAAGAAAAACAGAAGTCATAACTACTATACAAGATACAATTTCTAATCAAGATGAGATTAAAGGATTTCCTCTTGGAAGAAAGGTTAAAAAAGAACTTTTATCTTATATGACAGACACTAGTGTAAAAATAGATGGACCTAATGGCCCACAGTATGTAACAGGTTTTCAAGCTGATGAAATGAAATCAAGTCAAAATGTCGAGGATTTCATTCTAAGAGCCTACTTACGTATGACCGATTTTGATTTAGGAAGAGTAAAGAAAAAATCAAATTCTGATCTTTCTTCTAAATTAAGAACCCAGCTTCAGAACAGTAAAAGTCGTACTGCGACTCAAGCAAAGTTTGGAAGCAATAAAAAGCCAGGAAACAAAGCAGTAGCTGGGGAATCCTGGAATAATCTTTAATTATTAATTTAAATATATAAAAAATGAGAGCACAATCAAAATTAGCCGTCCTTACGAGGCCTATGCATGCTAATTTTACGGAGGTTAACCACCTGGGAGCTGCATTCATGGCTGAGCCACATAAATTTGATAAAGTGCTCACCAGAGTTTTTACAGCATCTCGCATGGCGGATAACCCTCTATTAGCAATGACAAAAGGAATGGGACGTACTTCCGAAATCGAATCTTTCGATTGGGAGTGGGAACTTATGGGATCTTCTACTCGACCATTAGTAGCAACTGCTGCTGCTTCTGGAAGTGGAATCACCCTTTCTGAAATTACTTTAACACTAGATGAAGACTGGTTCAAGCCTGGAGACGTTATTTCTCCTGCTGCTGGAACAGCTCGTCAACTAGTTCGTATTCAATCTGGTCCAGTTGCTGCGGCAGGTCCTGGTGTAGGATTCGAGTATGTTTGTCGTCTTATGGGCGATAATCAACTTGCAGCTCTAAGTGCTGCTGCACAACTTGCAGGAGTTCAATGGAGTAAAATGTTTTCTGTGTATGAAGAAGGTGGTGACCAGTCTGGTTCTACTACTTACGCAATGCCAATGAAACTTCGTTCTAATCTATCTACGTATAGAAAAGAATATTCTGTTACTGGCGATGCTGCTAACCAATCTTTGGTTGTTGCATTGATGGATGCTAACGGAAAAGTATACAAAGACTACAAATGGTTGAAGTATGCTGAAGCTGAGTATTGGATTCAATGGCACAAAGAAAAAGAAAGAGGTCTATGGTATGGACAAGCTCAATCTTCTGTAGCAGGAGCTAATGGACGTATTGCACGTACAGGCCCAGGTGTTCAGGAGCTACTTGAGGATTCTCACGTACACTTTTATAACACTCTTACTGAAAAACTTATCCGTGAGTATCTTCTAGATATCTTCTTTGGACGAGTTGATATGTCTAACCGAAATATTGTTGCGTACACAGGTGAGTACGGAATGCTTGCATTCCACCAAGCTATGATGAACGCTTCAGCTCCTTTCTTGACTGTTGATTCCAAATTTATTGGAGGATCAGGTTCTAACTTGGAGTTCGGAGGACAATTTGTTAAGTATAACGGTCCTAATGGAATTACTCTTACACTTCGTCACAACCCAGTTTATGATGATCGTGAGATTAATCACATCTACCACAGTGAACTTCAAGTACCAGTTGAGTCTATGCGATTCACATTCCTTGACTTCGGTGGTAAAGGTGGCGAAAGCAACATTAAATATGTTCACAAGAAAAGTGGATATAAATTAGGATATGTATCAGGTCTTCAAACTCCTTATGGAGCAGCAAAAGGCGGTCTAATGTCAAACGCTAAGGATTCTTACACTATGATTGTTCACGATCAGTGTGGTGTTCAGATTGATGATGTGACTCGTTGTGGAGAACTGATTCTTGCCCAGAATTAATAACCAATTTTACGTAAATAATGACTAAGAAAACAACTTTAGTATACGTAAAACCAATCATAAAGGAAAAATGGCACGGCCTAGATAAACTGGGTCGTGCTAAATTCCAGGGAACTTACGATACCCTTATGGCATTGTATGACCCGAATCTCGGACGTTTGGCAACAGGTTTGGAGCCAGAAGATGAGAAAAGACTAGGCCAGTCTTTAGGTACAGATTTAACGTCTTCTTCTCAAAATCAATATTGGGAAGACTTTAAGATAAAACTTGAAGACAAGACAATGATCTTTGATACTATAAAACCTATAGATGAACTTCAAGTTAAAATGATGAAAGCGAGCAACATGGTTGCAAACTCTCAAAAAGAATACTCTGAAGGAAAATGGCCAACTGCAAAGTACGTTATATATGACGAGAAAGATGAAGTAGAAGCAGAAGCTAAGGAGATTGAAAAAGAAGCCAAAGCAATGCAACTATTTACAAAACTTACTCATCAAAAACGATGTGATTTGCTTAAAGTATTTGGTAAGGCAGCAACTGGAATTACTGAAGAATTTTCATACACTAATCTTTATAAGATTATGAACGAGAACCCTACGAAGTTCATTAAAATTGCTTCTGAAAAACCTGAAAACATTAAGGTAAAAGCTCTTGTCTTTGATCTTGAACATAAAGGAATTTTTAGACGTAAAGGAACTGCTTACCTGTATAATGATCAACAAGTTGGTTTTGATTTTGAAGACACTGTATTGAATCTTCTTAATCCTAAACAACAAGAGATGTTGGTTAAATTAAAAGGTGACTTAGAAGCTAGATCTTGATATGACTGTACAAGAAATGCATTATGATTTTAAGTTTAAGCTAAACAAAGTGGATAGCTCAGACTATAGTAACTTTAAAATCCCTGAGATTGATTGGTTGCTAAACGAATCTATGGAAGTATTTCTTAAGCAGAGATATGGTATTAATAATACTAAAAGAGAAAGCTTTGAAGCTACCCAAAAAAGAATTGATGATCTACGAAATCTAGTTATAAAAGACTTTGATTTAACAGCAACATTCAATTCCCAAACTGATTCTTTTGAAACAACTCTGCCCCCTGATTACATATTTGCTGTAAGACTTCGGGCAGAGATTCAAAAGGAAGAGTGCGGACGCAAAATTTGCGTCTGTGTACCAACACAGCATGATGATCTTAGTGTTGTATTGAAAGATCCTTATTATGAGCCCAATTATGATTGGGGAGTTGTACCCGTAGTTTACGGAACAACAGGTGATTTAGTAACCGACTCTGATAAGGTATTTGGATATACAAATGGAATATTCACGATTACCGAGTTTATTCTTGACTACCTAAGACAGCCCAAAAGGATTGCGTTTCCTACAGGGTTGCCTACAAATGAATATAGTTACCCAGACGGTGTACTTGTTAATACCGATCAAAATTGTGAGTTGCCAGAGCATACTCACAGAGAGATTGTAGATTTAGCAGTACAAATAGCGGCAGGTAATTTAGACCATCCAGGTTATCAATTTAAAGCTGTGAAAGTATCACAGAATGAATAATAATTAATTTATAAATTTTAAAAAATAGAAAACATGGAAAGACCTGTTGAATGTGTTTTGGTAGCTTCCGTTACTGGAGGTGTTGAAACTCAAGGCCAAACTTTGGCTCAATTTGCGGCTGGAACAGCTAATGTTGGGGAGTTAGGAATTTTTAATGCTGATACGAATGTTGCGTCATTGGCTGCTGGAATACCTGCTCGTCATTACTACGCTGTTAAAGTTGCTGCTGGTGAAATTAGAAAGTCTCCGACTTTTAGTTCTGCCCCTACTTATTTAGCTTCTGCAGCTGCAAGTGCTGGTAGTGCTGGAACAAGTACAATCTCAAATTTTACGGGAGATTGTGAAACTGAATATATCCTTAAAGTTAGACTAGAATCTGAAAAGATTTTCCAAACTTACGGATATCAAGATCTAGTAAAAACTTATTCTTACGTAACCCGATGCTGTTCAGATGCATGTGGATGTCCTGATGGAGCCGCATGGGATGTAGCTATGGGAATTGCCGAACAAGTTAACGATGATCGTGAAAATGTAGTAATTTCTCCTAGTGATTATACTATGGGAGTTGCAAAAGTACTAAATAGTACTGATGATGTTCCTGCTAATGACCCAGTAAATGTTTGGACATTGGTTAAAGGTTCTAATGTTATTAATAGTGCTGGTGTTATTACGTATGGCAGTGGTACTGTTGTTGTTGCTGGTGATTTTATTAGAATTATGGATGGCGGTGGAACCGTTACTCCTGCTGCTGGTGATACATTTAGAGTAGAAGCTGCTGATGCAGTTGCATTGACTATTACTTTAGATCGACCTTGGCCAGGTGCTTCGCAA